CATAATCGTACTATATTTATTTGCAACACGTTAGGCGTTATTGCTACATTTCGCCTCAACATTATTCTGTTCTTCTATCCATTCAAGTTTTTCAGTTGCACAACAGGCACATACTTTCCGCCTTGGTTGTTTAGAGTATCTACCCCTAATTTCAGTTAGTTCTTGTCCGCAAATTTTGCAGTATTCTTTCCGCAACAAACGCCTAACAATGTGTATAAACCATTGCTTTATAGTGCGTCTGCCAAGTTTCTTTTTTCTATTAAACATATTTGTATTTGTTAAGTTAGTATTTCAATTACGCAACGGTTCATACACTCGTCCGTTACCAGCAATGTTAAAACAGCGTTGGTAGCTTTCGTTCTACGGTGCAAATAGTATCGTTATGGCTGCCACCGTGAGCAACCAATAACACCTCTATTAATTCAGTACCTCGTTTTTTACCCACGCCAGAACTATTCCACCCAAAGCACATTACAATCCCGTTTGGTTTTAGTATTCGGCTAATTTCGTTTATATGCTTTGTCCTCCAACTGCTTTGTGTGGTTTCCATTGTAACAGTTATTCCAACATTTTTATAACATTCGCTTACTTGTCTCAACGAATAAGGCGGGTCATAAAAAACGAAGTCAATCGAATTATCCTCAAACTGCTTCAAAAAATCAACAGCGTCTAAATGGTAATCCGTATCATATTCTGGGTTTAAATCGTTGGTAATTTTAGCCAATTTACATTTATTCGCAAACGGGTCAATACTTACCATTTCTTTTTTCAAATACTTATCAATCAGTTTTCGGATACATTTAATATCAAAAGTATTTGAATTAGGCATTTCCCACACACGAGAGAATAAAACACTGCTGGTAACAACAGGTATATTCAATTGCGGGTTTTGTGGTTGTTCAATCATTCGTTCTCGTATTTAAGTTGTTTATAATTTGACAATTTCGTTCTTCGTAGTCCGCAACTGAAATATACCTGCGGACGTTAGCGGTAATAAAAATTACTGCTTCTGTGGCTCGTCAGGGCATCCGTGATTTACATTAGTTAGACACATATATCTTTCCTTACTGCTTCTCACACCTCTTGCTCCTTGCACGGGACAGTCGTGTGGATGAAAGCATTTATAATCTTTGCAATTTTTCGTATCAGAAACCCATACATCTCTGTATTTGCCGTGTAATTTCATTCTAATTGTTCCGCTACTCATATCGTAATTTTTACATACCGCTAACAAGCGGTATAGTTTATAAGCCTTTGAAAGTTTGTCGTTGAATTGAAGCGGTAGTGGTGGCTTTACTAACCATACCACCAACGTTGTGTGCAATTTCCCCTTCCTTCCACATACAAATATATGAAAACTTTTTCACATTATGAAATATTTTTCACCTAACGTACCAAATCTCTCCCGACAGTATCTTCACTGACTGCAAATATATGTGTCAAAGCAGTAATAACGTCTGATGCAGTCCGGCAATTTTCAAGGCCGGTAGCTAAATTACGGAGATGGTTGGCAGCTTTTTTCCTATCCTGAATAGCTAGCTTGCAAAATTCTGCACGGTCTTTTATGTAACGGTCGCGCTGCATCAGATCACCCCAACATTTTTAGAGTTTTCAACATCTGTCATTCCAGTCTGAATATCACCAACCTTTACAAAAATTGGTGTTCTGGCAATCTCATCATTGATTGTCTGCCTGATATTCGAAGCCTGTGCAACCTCCCCGCCGTCGGCATAACTACGAGCCTGTGAACGGTCAAAAAACGATCTCCCGCCGTGAGCCTCATTGATCGCGCTCAGTGCTGCTATCTCTGCTGTAGCATCTTTTTTCATTACGAACATAGCTTCACCGCGCTCAGCTTCAAAACGCGATCCGTCTGAGCCAACAAACTGAGTACCGCCGTGCGCGTGTGACCGTCCACCAATGACCCCGCCTTTTGCAAATGAAGTTGAAGGGGTATAACTCTGATTTGCAATTGAAGCAATTTGAATTCCGCCGAGTATTGCTGCAAATGCAGCCATTGCGATACCAGGCATCGGAAGTCCGGAAGCCAGACCCTTAACAATCGCCAAAGCTGTAGCAATACCGGCATCAATGATCGCTTTTTTCTTTTCTTCCTCGAATTGTTTCTTTTTAAGTTCAAGTTCTCTTTGCGCGAATTTCTTTTCAATCGCCTCCTTTGCCGCGGCATCATCTCCGACAAGTGCCAGCTCAGCTTCTTTCTGTTCAGCAAGCGCGTTGTATTCCCGGTCGTAATTTTTGATAACTAACCCAGACAAGCCTGAAGCCGCCTGACCGATAGCGACAAAAACATCTGAGGCAGTTTTGAGTTCCTTATAATTTATCGTCGCGATCTTTGCAAAAGCATCTGACAGGATAGTAACCCGCATATCAGCCATGCCATGCGTCGCCTCGATAATTGCCTGCATATCGGTAAGCGACTGCTGAAGTGCCTGTTCTCGCTGCTGTTTGATATTGGTCTGATATTCAACCTCGATAGCTGCCAACCTGGCTTTGTGTTCCGCTTCAGCTAGTTCAATTTCTTCCTGTAGTAACCCCTGAACCTCTAAAGCATGTTCGCGTTCAGCATCGGCCTGTTTAATAGCTGCATCCCTCTGCTGTTCGAAAGTTTTAGCCTGTAGTTCAAGTTCCTGCTGTTTTAGTTCAGCCAGTTTCCAGATAGCTTCACCACGACGCTTTAATATTTCGGCTTGTGCTTTCTCGTCTTTCTCAGCAGCTTTTTCTGCTTCATCGCCTTCCTTTTTAATTTCTGCGTTCATCATCTGCTGCAAAGCGATGATCTTTGTAGTCATTTCCTTGCGCTTGTCTGAATTTTCTTTTTGAACGCGGAAAACTTCAGCTTCAAGTTGCGCCTGTTCGTCGAGGTCTTCTTTTGTGGAGTTGCTTAACGAGTTTTGTATTTTCTTGATATTTGCTTTTTCTTTAGCGATCTTCATATCTGTGTCGAGTATCAAATCCTGAAGACGTTGTGCTTCTTTGAAATGGTCAAGTTGCTGCTCCTGCGTTAAATTTATTTTATCTTCAGCCTTCTCTTTTAAGTCAGAGATTTGCGATTCTAATTTTATTCTATCCACCAAAAACTTCCGCTGCAACAAGTCAAGTGCCGCCTGCCGATCTGCCAGCTTCTTTGCAATTGCTATTTCAGTTTCCATTTCGGCGGTAATACTTTTCACACCGTTTCGGATCTTATCAACGGTGTTTAGTACGCCGGTTTCAAAATCCACGAATGATTTACCAAACTCTATAAACCCTTCCTTCCAATCCTTTGAGAATATTTTCCCGATAGCCTTACCCATATTGGCAAGAGCCTGGAGCCTGTTAAGAAATTGACCTTTGATAAATTCAACCAGCTTTTCAAGAGATTCTTTCGGCTTTGTAAATGCTTCAAAAAGAAATTTACCGAGCTTTTGAACTATATCACTGAGGTTCCCAGCGACGGTTTTAAAGACCATCATAATTTTATTCAGCCGGTTTTGCCCTTCTTCTGACCCCTTGAAGTAACTAATCAGAGCTTTAAGGGCCAGCCCAATAGCTGCGATAATCGCCCCGATGGGAGTTGCAATAAACGCGAGACTTGCGCGGGTCATGCCCATGATGCCGTTTATAATTCCACCGATGGGTCCCGGTATTGATTTCAAGTTGCTGCCGAATTTTGCGAACGCTCCCTGAGTTTTTCCTGATTCAGTTTGCGCTTCTTTCAATGCCGCTTTCATTTCGGTAAGTTTCGCGTTATATTCCCCGGCAGCTTTACGGCCTGCAACTGTATTTTGATTCAGCTTGTCACGTTCAGCAGTCAGCAACTTGATGTTTGCTTTCAATTCGTTGACACTGCCTTTTTCTGAGCTTATAAGTTGCAAAGTTGTTTTGCGTTCCGTATTAGCAGCAGCAGCGCGTTGCTTTGACCGCTCAACTTCAACTGAGTATTCTTTCTGTGATATGGTCCCAGCTTCCATCTCAGATTTAAGCTTTGCCTGCGCGATCTTTTCACCTTCAACTGCTGAAGTTAGTTTATCCAGGCTCTTAATAGCTTCTTCAGTATCGTATACGATCTCGACAATTACTTGCTTATCTGCCATAGCTCTAAGTATTAGCGGCCATAGGCCAAAAGTTTAACCTTAGTTTTTATTCCCGCAATGAAATTACTTATCTCCAAAACTATAAAAGTCGTCTTAAAATAGTCAATATAAACAAGCTGTTTTGGGTACCACTTCAGCACGTCAAGTTTGTTGAGGTTAAAATCTGCCTGAATTGCTCTGATCCTGTACAGTGAATTAAACCAGTTTTCATAATAGGTTTCTATCAGTTCGTCCCATGAAAGCGGCTGAAATAGTAACCGGCTTCCGTCAATTATGAACAGTCTGGGACTTATTTCCTGATCAGCGATACGGGTTTCGTCGCTGTAAATAGGTACATAAGCGATATTATCACCGTCGATATTTGTTTCTTTACTTGCCCCGAAATTTAATACTAGGTAGTCCCCTTCTGCTTCCAGTGATTCACGGTCACTTTCAAAGTACGACCAACCGAGATCAAATTTTACCGTCTCGTCATTGCTGTATTTTAACCAGTTCTTTTGAAATAACCCCGGAAAGTTCGCGTTAACCTGTTCTGAACCGATAATGAATTTATCAGACCAATCCACGGAATTCATTTTGTTCAGGTTCGCAAAGGTATCCCATCCGAACACCTTACCCGAAATTGAATGATACGAATTCGATACAACACAGATTAGTCGGTACAAATCAAGGTAAGTAAATTCCGGCAGGTTGTCATGAGCTTTTATTTTGAAACCAAGCCAATGGTTAGCGCTTAAATCTTCGTAATCCTCTGAAAGATTCGTGTACATCAAAACATCCGTAAAAGTAACCACACCGGTACCAGTAAAATAAAGGTAAGCGATCATACCGGCAGGTGTGTCGTAAATCTCTGAAGTAGAAAAATCAATATAACCGTCACGCGGCAAAAGAAACTCGTTAACAATCTCTTTAGTGTGTGGTCCGTCATGCGCGTGAACACCGAAAATAATATCAGCATTCGTAGTAACGTGACCCCTGAACCGGAGTATTGTCCTGTGCAACATTGTAACCTCTGTGCTGGTAGCCGTTACGTCTGCATGTTTGAAATCGTAAGTATTCAGCCCTGTAACAGTCAGCGACCCCGCCGGGTTAAAAGTAGCGTTGAAAGTTTTCTGGTAGCTTGTGAAAAAAAACTGTTTATGATTACTGCTGATAGCAAGGTCAATGTCCGGCACAGTGAAATCATACCCAGCCTGTTCAACTGCCCTCTTTAGTAGTCCAGTTACATAAAAAGCCGGACGGCTGTACTTGGTCCGGCTATCACCGGTTGTCTGATCTGTATTACCGATAAAAGCTGCCGAATGATAACAAGCCTTACCCCAAAACCAACAAGTTGTTGGATCGGCAGCGTCAAGAGCATCTATCGCAGCCGTGGTTAAGATTGTATCCTTATCATCCCAACTGATATTTTTTAGCTGTGTATCCAGTGCCTTGAATAACTCCTTGCTTTCATCGACAAGCTGAAAGTTGAATTTATCACGGGAACCTGAATCAAGAAAACCCTTACCTTTAAAAATCTGAAACACATCATTAAGGACACAGTTATATAGCTTTTCGTAGCTTCTGTTATTGCTTCCGACTGCATGAGGGCTTTGAAATATTGTCCGGTTACGAACGGTATCCGGCATAACAAACCGGTTAGTTGAATCAACGAACCGGGCAGACGGGTTATTTATGTCAACTGATCTTTTTGTGATCGATGGCATTGAACTACCAAGTTCCGCTGTCTGTCCGTCGATTGTTATTTCCATACCGGCAACTGGCTTTGAGCAAGTTTTATTTCAACTTCATACCGCCCATCAGAAAGCAACCATTTAAAACTATTCGGCTCCGGCGCAAACCTTTCTGTTGTACCATCCTTAAAAAGCCTGGTTACAAATTTATTCCCAAAAATCTGAAGCACAACGGCGAGATCACCACGACTTAAATCATCAGCCATCAAATTTACTGACCTGCTTTCATATTCAATAAGCGATTCAATCCTGTCTGAATCTTCAGCGTTCACAACTTCACCTTTTGTCCTTCTTTCAAATTCAGCATCGTAGAACATCAACTGATAATCCGCACCATCACGACCGATCCATCTGATCAGATACTCGTGATCTTCATAGGCTGCATCTTGCAGCGACTTTGGCCGTATGAGTTCAAAAGTCTTTGCCATTTGCTCAGTTTATGCCTGTAAAACAAACCAATGCACCAACACATCCTGTATGTGCGAATCCAATTCACGGATCTTCAGCACTGCGTTTGTTGTAGTTTCAGTTTTGATGCCAAGTACCAAATCCTGTGGGAACCCGTTCGAATCGTAAACTGAATAGAACAGTTTGTAAGCTCCTGTTACTGTGATACCAAATTCAATTGTAAATTCCGCTGTCGATCCTGGATCTCCGAGATCATAAGTCCCTGAAGCAAGTATCTGTTTCCTGCTTTCAAGTGTCGTAACCCGGGCTGCAAGTGCAGTGTTGAGAGCGACAACCTGATTATATTTTCGTAACAACTGGTAACAGTTCGCAGCATACGCAGTCTGTCCCGTGTCTGCTTCCATATCAGTTCCGAATCTTGAAATGCCTCTTTGAGTTGTTGATGCGGACGGAAACCTCCCTGGGGTGATCATTTTATTCGTTACGCTTAGTGCGTTTGATTCTGCTTGTGTCGCAACTTCAGCAACTCCCTCAATAGTCTCTGTTGCAGTCTTTACATTCTCAACCCATGCTTTAGCAAAATAGTAACTCCCTTTCCTAACGATCTCATAAAGGACCAAGTTCAGCGCATTGGCATTTTGTTTGATAGGGGTTATGTCCGTGACCCCCACGAAAGTAACCGCCTGTCCTGGCGACTTTGTGATGAGCAAATACTTAACTTCTCCGTCGTCAAGTCCGGTAATTGTTATATTTAGGCTTCCACCCGTACGGGTGAGATCAACCCGATCCTTACCCGTAAAGTCCACAGTGATGTTACTGCTCGTTGAAGTTTGCGGAAGTGCAACATCCTGACCAAATACAACAGACGCCGCAAGGTCGTTGATCAGCACGTCCCTGTGAATTGCTGTTGTTACAAGCGGTTGAATTTTCGTAGTCACATTCGAAGTGAAGCTCTGTCTGTTACCTTTCGCCATATCGTTGTTATTTAATTAGTTACATAATCAGTTGCTGCATACTCATTTGAATCGTATTCTGAAAGCACGTTTAAGTCAAAATCAAACTCAATATACTTCGTTGCCAGTGACACAGAAGCATCCGACGGCCATTCCCACGAAAGAAATCCGTTAACATCTGAATCCAGCTCAGTAAGAACACCCGAAGCAACTTCAATCTGATTTGCATCAAGTTCGCGGTAAACCATCTGCATGGTCGAACTTGCAGCATCTTCTTCATGAGCTATCACAAGCGCGGCAGGATAGCCGAGATAAAGTTTTGGTGTATCAAAGGCATTCAGAATCTCATCAGTGTCAGGCTCATCTGTCGCGTATACAAGTACCACAGCCTTGTTATTGATCAGAGTAAATGCTTCTGCGCTTCCATCATATACCTGCCTGTATTGCACTTCAAATTCTTTTCGGCTGTCGATCAAATGTCCGTCGGCGATTGCTTCGCGTTGCCGATTGAGATCATTGACCACTGATACATCAATGATGATATTACCAGCCGCATCTCCGTCAGAAGTCAGACTGAAAGGAAGCACCTGTGAAGTTGCGAAAGCTCGGTCCACGCACTGCATTTCGACGTAATAATTTTTTAAGTAATTGATATACCCGCCTGTAGCATCCTGAACGTAAGGAATATCAATTGTTATATCCGAAGCAGTGATACCTAATATAATCCCCGTCCCGTCATAAGTGTATGCTGCACCCTCTGAATATACATAGATCGTATCACCGGCTTCAAGATAACTTGTCAAGTCAGTTCCGACATTAATTTGAATCCCTCCTGATCCTGATTCAACACTCGTGACTGCTAAATCTTCACGCTTGAAAACAAACTCCACAGGACGAAAGCCGGGGAATAGCTTAACCGCTGCACTGCCTACCGGATTGGTTACGAGGGTTAGAGCCATTTCAGTGCCTCCACAGCCACCTCTTCAGGCAGCTCTTTAGTGAGTTCATCTAACATTTCTTCTATGAGTTCATCAAGTCGAAGTCCCTTACTTTTGTCTTTGTAAATAGCCGTTCCCTCCTGGCTGATCTTGCGCCCGATCAAAAAAGCCACCTGCTTTGCCTCGCGACCTTCAAGTCCTAACTGCGACCGAACCCATGCGACTATATTTGTCGGCGGAGGGAATTTCCCGGGACCACGGCCTTGATCTAAAAAATAAATGTAGTCGTTACCGAGTAGCTGATTGCCTCTGACCTCTAACGATTCAGCAGCCTCTCCGGAATTAACGGCGATTCGTCCGCGGATCCGCTCGCGAAGGTTGTTAAGATGTTTATTTGTCAGGGTTTCATAACTCATAGTCGAAAGTATAAATTTCTGAATCCCATGTAAGAAGTGTAGTGTCCCACCTGTAAATCGGTGTGCTGGAAACTTCTTCGGTCGGAGTTAACTCGTAGTAAGGCTCTACCGATGACACGGTATTTTCGAGGGTTGCCTTAAAACTCATTTCATCATGAGGTTTTATCTCGCTCTCGCGACACCATACAGGAGTATTATAGTAGCGGAACGACCCGTCGTAAAATTCAACTTTAAAACACCAGCCGTAAATAGAGGTTTTGATCTGATTCAGAAGGTCGTAATTTTCCAGTGTCAGTCCCAGCAGCAGAAATTCTATTTTAAAATCCTGAGCCATACGACCGTTCTTGAATTTCAGTTTAATATCAAATTCAGGCTGATTAATGTTGTCTATAAAGATTGTGGCAGCATCAGTAATAATGTTAGTAATCGCGCGCTGATTTAGCGGGTCGTAACGGTTGAATGTTATGCCTGTGTTTTCGTAGAGGGTTATATTTTTTATTCCTGCTTGGTACATTTTAGTAAGCGATCATTCCTATCATCATGCCAAGCCAAATGGCTACAGCGATTTTAAATAGTATTGTGTATATTTTTTCTTTCATTCATCCGGGTTTAGTTCATCAGAAATTCTCTTTGCCAAATCTTTTTAATGTATATGTGCTGTCACCGTCGGCATCGGTTGAACGGGTGTATACTGTTAAAAGGCTGTCGGGGTTGTGGCCGGTGATGCTGTCGATAACTGCAACGGGATAGTAATTCAAATCAACTCCAACATTGCTGATACCTTGCCTTGTTCCTGAGTACTGATATACTGTATCCTTAATCCACACATCAGATATTTGCCCGAACAGGCACACCGGAAAAAGAAATATCACTATCAATAATCTCATACTTACTTTATTTTCGAATGAAAACACATCATGTTTGAATGATCAATCGTTTCAAAATCTGTTGATTCAGAAACAGCACACATAAGCAGCATCTGTTTTGAATCAAGAAAATTAAAATTAGCAGCGATGGTACCCCATCCGACCCCGTGCTTATTGTACACATTATCGAGGTTTACATATTGAAATGTAACTCCGTAATCTTCAGTCCTAAAAAGCATAGGAACTGACTTCATTGCAACGACCGTATTATTTGCATCACAAACAAAAGCTGACGCTGATCTTATAATGTCATCCACTACCACCCCGGTACCGAAATGATTAACCTCAGTAGTAACTACCCTGTAGATAATTCCGGGAGTTGTTGATCCTGTTGCCTTAATAGTTTCTCCGGTCATCAGGTTATATATATCCTCTATGACATTTACAACTATATCTACCTTCCCTGAGCCATAGGATACTATGTGTCCGTTATTGCCGTAGATGTTATTAAAATTATACTTACTTCCTGATCTTGCCAATGCTGCCAGTATATCAGTCTTAATCCAGGCATGAGTAGTCACATCATAGTGATACAGATAGAAATTAGATACCTTATTGATTTTCGGAATTGTATTTGCAGGATTTTGGAACCCGATAATGTAAGGTATCCCGTCCACACCTATACACCCTTTAATACCATTGAGTGATGTATTGGCCGTTCCAAGAACACTTACGTCAACAGCGTAATTAGTATCAAGATCGGTTTTCTCAAGATTCCCTGACGTAATAACATCATGCGAATATCCTCCTGATCCCTCTACATATTGCCTCGCATTTTCCCAATTTATGCCGTCATCCGAATGAGCAAAGTAAAGTGCTTTTAGCCCTTGTGCTGATGTTGCATGGCGAGGATTGAAGATTATGTTAATACCATTTGCTTTTGTGGCATAGCAAAACCGATGATACAAAAACCATCCAGCCGTAGTATAATCTGCAACTATTGTCCTCCCCTCAACATCCTCCAAGTCCGTCCACGTTTCGCCATCATCTTCACTTTTCATGATTGAATGATACCGTTCTTCACCGCTGATTTTATCGCGCACATACAAAAACAAAGTCCCGTCAGTCAGTTTAAAAACCCTGGGATAAGCAAAAGCAAGCTCAGGAGTATAATCACCTACTAACGCCACCTTTGTAAATGCGCTAATATCCTCAGCCGTGTCTGATTTCCAAACTTCAATATGGGCATTATGGATTCCCGGCGCCCCTGTGAAATCAAGATCATCTTTAAAAACAAGAATACGCCCGTCATCAGCGACGATAATTGCAGGTATATTGTGAACATCATCTGAATCAGGATAAAGCTCCGTGAGGCTTATCGGTACTCCGAAAGTTTTTGTATCAATGTCATAATAATTGATCCATGTTTTATTCTCATAACCACCAGACCGCACAGACCCAGTAACATCTTTCCGACCCTCGAAATAAGCAAAATAAAACCTTCGATAAGTACCTTCATAAAAATAACACACCGGTCCGACATTCACATCGTACATCAAATTTTGAGTTAAAACATGCCCCTTTCCGCTTGTATCATAAAAAAATCTTTCTTCGACAAACACTTCTGGAAGCTCCTGGTGATTCTGAATATCTTCCACATCAGCAGCCAGAGCAGCAACATCCTCGTAAAGCTCGGTTAAATCAGCAGCGATCTTCAGCCCGCCTGTCCGTAATCCATTTCCTGAGCCGTCATTCGCGGCGTTACCCATCGCCGCCGTGGTAAATGTCTGTGCCATCAGCTTAGAATTTAAAGAAGTTCATAACTCCCGACACGGTACCTGTCGCTGAATCAGGATTGCTTATTTTAATTTGCGGTATTCTGAACCCATACGCAGTAGACCCGGATAGGAACGAATGTTGAATAGTTGTGTCAACTCCCGTGATCACCTGACAGCTATCAGGGAAAAACTCATAAGGAAGCACGTCTGAAGTGAACGGTTCAAAAGCGTACTTTCCGAGGTAGTTAAGTCTGTTGTTGCTTCCTCCATAGTCGACCGTAAACGACGTATCAGCATCTTCAGTCCATACGGATGCGGACCATCCTGACCCTGAAATGTCAACGATTGCAGGGGAGGGTTGTAATACTGTGTCCCTCCCCTGAATCGAATCCAGGACCACCGAAAAACTCCAACTTGTCTGACTAAAACAACCTACACTTACTATGAAAACTAATACTAACCCTACAAATAATGTCTTTTTTTTCATGACTAAAATTTTTTAAAGGTCACGCCTCGTCAGGCGGTGACATATCAATTACTAAATTATAATTCCCTTGCATCTCGATTGCCACGCCTGACATAATCGAGTTAAGATACCTGAATAGCGGCGTGATCTTATATTTTTGATTCCCGGTTATGGGTCTGATTTCGATAAGCTGCCAGATATTTACTGCGATCCTGTCGGCAATATCTTCAGCCTGTTCCTGGATCACCTGAGACTGAGTATCGGTGTTATCCATGCTATCAGCCAGGAACACACTTATCACAATCTTTGTATCTTTCTGCACATTGAGGTTTTTCTTAATCTCAGCCGTTTTTGTTAGCTCGTTATCAAGTACGATTAACGGGAGCGCGGTAGCTTCAACCAGATAACTTTGATAATTTGCTGTGAATTTCGAACCGAGAAGGAAAGTAGCGTCGGGATATAATCCCGTTATGATGTCGCTTATCTGAGAGATGAGGCCCAACTTACCCGTTATTTTTTTGCCCGTTGTTTAGATAGTAGTTCTGTGTACTTAGTTTCGAAAGTATGTTTTTCTAAATTAGAAAGCAAATGTTTCGTGTAAAATGTATCATCACCCTCTAACGCGGCCTCTGGTGTCAAAGCAGGAAAAAGCTCGCAGATCGTTTGTAATTCATATTCGCAGGCATATTTATTAAGACGTTCTACCCCGGCTTGTTTTTTTATTTCTTGATTGCGGTCCAGGAAAGTAGCTTCCTTAAAAACTTTAGCCCGGGTTTTCTGCCAGTCCTGTAACTGTTGAAGAAAAAAAAACCAGCTGGTAGAATTTCGAGGTATTGCCGGTCAAGGTAAGAAGCCCGTAGTTTCTCCACGTCATCAATATTGTTGCTCCGTGCCTGGGCAACTGCCAGACAGAACACCAATAACTCAAAGCCGGTATATGAGCAGCTTTCTACTTGATGCCGCTGCCCAACGGTGTCAATGCCTTTTCTGTAGTCTGGCCAGTGAGGGCGAGGGTAGGTTGTCACATCCTGCATCTTCCCAACTGCTTTTTCAAGTTGCGCTGAAGTTGTTGCAAAGAAAGCGTCATCCATCTTTACACCGGCCTGCCATGCGATGTATTTCACAAGGTCGGGATTTTCTACAGCAGCAAATTCAATAAACTCCTTTGTGGTCAGATGGTCAATAGGTTTAATCCTATATTTTTTGTTGTTGATTTTTATAGGGATCATAGTAGTTTATTAAGTTCTCCGGCCAATTCATAATTTTCATTTACAACAGCCTCATTCAGTTCAAGAAGCACGTTGCGCATTTTCACTTCGTAAGTATTTCTTTTGAACAGATGCCGTTCAATCTTTGCCTTTGTAATTCTAAAACCTTTTTCGTAAAGCTTCAATACGGCCTTATCAAGAACCGATTTGTCATCAGATAGTAAGGTTATAGTTTGCATAAGAGTTATTAAATTAGTTTCTAAAAGGTTCATGTTGTTCTGTTTTCGGTTGCCGCCTGGTCCCTGTTTAGTTAGGTCGCACACTTTTGCGATAAAATCTACACCCATAACTCACCGGATCAATTATATGATCGTTACCGTCCTCTGGATAATTCAAAAACTTCCCTGTCAATTCATCCTTGATCCATTTATGAGTTCCAAATTCCTTTTTAGCGTTCTCAGAATCTTTATGAATAAAGATACTAAATTCTTGAATCCGTTCAATCCCATCCAGCTTACTCCCTTCCCCTTTTGTTGCCCCTATCGCTTTAATGCCAGCAGCAAGAAGTTCAAACTTTTTATCCTTCCTGGCTGAATCACAAACAACCAGATCACCGGGTGCATGCTCATGCAGGTAATCAATCAGCTTTGAATTAAGGATCTGCGGTTGATAGATATGCTCTTTGATGTACAACGCCCGGTTATCACCGTCGAAATTAAGTTCCGTCAAAGTTGTTGGATCGTGGCCACCCCAATCAATCACCCAAAGCTTGAACAAATCCGTAGGCAGTTCATCATACTCATTCCAGTTCTTAAAGATCACCCCTTCAAGTTGTCCTTTCAATCCCAGTCCGTACACCTGCCACCAGTTCCACCAGTAACCACGTTTACCGGCTGCATCCTCCTGCATTGCTTTTCGTCGCGCTTCTTTCAAATCCTGAAGCTGTCCGGCGGTGAGGTTTTGTATGTTGTCATAGAAAGTACTGGTAATAATTTTGCAATCAGGCCTTGTTTCAAACCCCTGTTCTTCACACCAGAAATCTTCCGATGGGTTCCAATCAGCAAATATAGCCTCACGGGTACGCTGCATAAGCTGATGACATACTGACCAAGCCATTTTGTTAGCTTCGATAATCAAAAGAATATCACGCGCTGAACCGAGAGCCTTACCTGGTCTGTCGAAGCCAACAAATTCCAGTATGCTTTTTCTGATCTTGTAAATGTAGGGGTTCTTTGTCCTGACTGAATCTACATTTACCCCGTCGGTTTCGAGTATGTTTTCAAAATCTCTGATCCCTCCACCGTGAAGGTGTGGGAAGGAATGTGATACAGCTGTTATGATCCGAGGTTTTTTTGAATTGTCCTGAATGAATTTGATAAGCTGAAGTTCACTGAAGGTTTTACTTGACCTGGTCCCGCCTCGGTTGAATATATACCTGAAGCCCTGGTTATAGGCTTTCAGATTTTCTTCAAAGACGCGGGTTGTGATCATTCGCCATGCAAGTCTATGGGTTTACTCTGACTTGATTCAACTTCACGTAATACCTCATTGAGAGTTTGCCGTTTTGTTTTTGGTACATAAACTTTTGGTTTCATTCCGCAAGCTTCCGAACATCTGACTTGCCTATTTCCAGTCGGAATAAAAGTTTTACCACAAACTTTGCAAGTTTTTTCTTTGGTTGTTATTACCGAATTACGATCAGAATTAGATTTTACTGCGTGACCGTTACCATTTTGAGACACGAAAACTTCATGAGTTTTCTCATCAATTTCAATTGTTATTCTTATCATATATATCACTTTGTTTGTTTACTTTTCTTTTCATTTCTCTCATTGATATATATTATCACAATAGCCACGAAACCAAATAGTAATAATATAAAAGCTCCAATCGTTATAGGATTAAGTAATTCTTTCATTTTTTCACACATTCATAAATTGCGTTGTACTCAAAGAATAACCGAAATAAAGGTCTGATGCCAGTTAAATAGAATTTAAAACTTCTCCATACCTTTTGACGTGAATACTTCATGATTTCAAACCCCGCTTCAGATAGTAGCCTTTTCATATTGATGTGATCTATCTCATGGAAATGATCTTTATACTTCAAAAAATCCGGTCTGCTCGGTAAGAAAATATACAAGACCCCGTTATCACTTAGCACTTCACGCAGTTTTTCAAGGGTATGCAAAGGATTAAACTGATGTTCAATTGTGTGACTGTAAATTATCACATTGAACTTTGACTTTTGACTAGGAATAATAAAATCCCTATCCAGATCACCGGAAGTATTGACGACAAACACACCAAAACGTTTCTCAATTGCATCTGTTAACGGGCTGCGCTGTCCAACATCAAGTATTGCCGAAGAACGCAATATTTTACCAGACAGAAAATCAAGTGTCTTTTTTATTTTCACATCACTCTGATAAGAGTGAAAAATATACGGGTCTTTTGCTAATTCTTTATTCATTCCTTATCAAATTTATCTTTAAGCTTTTCAAGTTCTTCGGCGGCTTCTTTGGAAGTGACTGTGATTTCTTGCTTCATTGAGCCTTTCTGAACAATATGCTGTTCATCGATTTCGCCGAGATTCTTCATACGAAAAATAGCAGGGGAAGCTGGCGCGATGTCACGAATAGCAAGCCGGTTTATTCTGGATATGATTACATCATGAATGTCCTGCTTTATTGTTTGCAAAACTTCTTGATTATCAGCAAGATAATAAAATGTTCTGTTCGGTATTCCGGAATGAATAATCGCATCTTGAAGGCAAAGACAATTATCGTCATCTTGAGCAAACTTCAACGCATCTTCAAATCGCGGTAAGGCATTTTCCAAAGTCCATTCCTGTGAGTATTTATTTCCAATCGGTGCAGCCATAATCAAATTATATAAGTATTCATACAATAATGACAAACATATTCACTCTCGCCGATTCGTTCAGGTTTCGGTTCTCCGCAATAAGGACAGCGTTTTATAGCTTTCGGCCTGCGCGGTTGAACGGCCCGGATAATGCCAATGGCAGCAAAACAGAGTAGTAATGTGAGCCAGCCGAGAGGGATTGTAAAAAGTGGTATCATAAGGCTTTAAGTTTAGCAGGCGGGTATTATCCCGCATTAAATGTACAATTATATTTCATTTTCAATGCATTTTAAAATAAATTCTTCATGCGTAGCCCTTGAATCAAGTAATTTTCCGTTACTTGCATTTCTATACATTTTACGCTCTTGATCATAAATCATATACCTATGAGCAATGTTATGTTCTTTATTAGTTAAAAAAAATACATCTTTCCAATGTTCTATATTATAAGACCAATGATGTTTTTCTTTTCCATCTGGCGTTAAAATATGCCTTGAATTAATCTTAGCTTTATGTTTTTCAGGAAATTTTTCTTTATAATTATCGCAGATTATTTTCTTTTTTTTATTTGAAGGTTTATGTTTTTCTTTATAATTTAATCTGTAATATTTATCTCTACTTCTTTTTCTTTCTTTCTCTACCCAACTTGTATTTAAACGTAATTTTGTCTGCCTGCTTTGTGTATCCTTTTTTGTGCAAGATTTACATTTATTTAAAAAACCGTCTTTCATAGCTGAATGCGGGTAGAATTCAGATAAATCTTTTTCTATCCCGCATTTAAAACATTTTTTCATAGTTTTTTTACACAAATATAATTAAAATGTTTAAAATAACTACATTTTAATTAAAATGGTAAGTCAGAAATTGCATCCGCTACAGAGTTAGGAGTTACTGAATTGGGAGCCGATTCGCCACGCTGTCCATCCATCACCTGAGCATTACCCAGGATCGGCAGTGCTTTTCTTTCTTCCTCGGTCATCTTTTCGCGATCTTCTTTTGAAAAAGATTGCTTCAGAAGATGGGTGTTTTTATCTTCCGGATCTTTTGGCGTGTAGTCAAAACCAACAATGTCAAGGTACACGTTCCGTTTTTCTGAAAGAAAAAGTTTGTTTGCTTTGATAGGAATACAGATAAGCGTTTCACCTTCTGTTTTTCCTTTTACAAGCCCGTGTTTCAGAGCGGTCAAATTAATTTTTAGTATGATCATTTTGCTTTAAGTTTAAGTAAAAAGTCTTTGCGAGTTCTATGTAAGTTTTGTATTCAGTTATTTCATTCTCAGAGTAATCTTCTCTTTTTCCGACAGCCTCGTAGTTGTCAATCCACCAATCAATTTCTTTACAATGACATCCGATTGATAGTTTACCTTCACCGACATAAGTTACAGGGTGTTTTGATCCTGAAATATAAAGTCCAGTAAGTAGTTTCACGCCGTCGCCGATGCTTGCGCGGTAGCCGATGCTTGCGTGGTAGCCGATGCTTGCGC